ATGCATCGCGCCACACCGCTCAATTCGTCATTTCGCGCCTTCTCCGCCGGCGGGGCCCGGTCCGTCGTCGACAAGGTCGACGATGAAAAGCTGATGCAGGAGATGGCCGGCAACTTCTTTGCCAACGAGACGCGCCAGGCGATCGAGGCCGCACAGAACTACGGCTTCACCAGCGTGGTGTTCGACGCCGAAAAAGATGCGCAGGGCAAGATCCTGGCCAGCGCCGAATGCTTCATGTCGTTCATCGGCGGCAACCGCTCATTTCCGGCCGCCGGGCCGATGGATGATCGCCGGCACCGGCTGTTCAAGCTGGCCAAGGGCGACACCGCGATGTTCCGCGGCCGCGGCGACAAGCAGCAGTTTCACATGACCGAGGACGGCGGCTACTGGACGGCGCCGCAGAACAAGACCGTGCGCATGCAGCTCGTCCCGGAGGATTCCGAGAGCAACGCCTCGGTGCAACAAGGCGACGGTTCTATGCAACAGCGGGGCCTGGAAATGCAACGACAGGCCGGAATTATGCCGCATGCCGGGGTCGAGGTGATGGCCGGCGGCGCGCCCGACGGTGGCGGCGGCATCAATGAGCGGGCCGACGGCACCGGCAGCGGCGGGCAATCGCAGCAGCAGCAGCAACAGAAGCGCGGCCAAGAAGCGCTCTACAAGAAGGGCCAGGACTCGCACCGCTTCATCGACGCCACGAAGGACGCGAGCCGGGTGTCCGGCGACAACGTGCATCTGATGCTCGGCGACAAGAAGGTCTATGTCCACGTCGCCGACGACAAGAAGGTCTATCTCGGCGGCCGGAAGGGCGAAGGCACCTTCGCCAGGGTGATGACCGAGTCAGGGCCTTCGGCCAACGTCTACGCGAAGGTCTGAGATGGCCAAGGGCGTCAACGTTCCCGACATCCGGTTGGTGCAGAACAATCTGTTTCCGAAATACTCGGTCACGGTCGACTGGCAGCTCTTGCCCGATGGCACGCTCGACGACACGCAGGCGCTCGCCACTGCGGTGATCGTCGCGCTCGGCACCAATGCGCTGGCGTCCGACAACGATATGCTGCCGGACCCCGACGCCACCGACCGCATGGGCTGGTGGGGCAACCTCGACGCCGAGCTGCTCTGGAACGGCTGGCCGATCGGCTCGAAGCTCTGGCTGCTGCGGCGTTCCAAGATCGATTCGGCGGCCTCGCGCCAGGGCGCGACCACGGTCCGGGTCGAGAATTACATTCGCGATGCGATCCAGCCTTTTGTCGATCGCAAAATCTGCTCTGGCTTCGATGTCTGGGTGACGCGGGTCGACAAGCAACGGATCGATGCGCTGGTCCGCATCTATCGCGGGCCGGAGCGCGACATCGAGTTGCGCTACGCCGTGCTCTGGGAAGCGATGGCGTCATAGGAGATCTAGCCCTTGCCCTGGTCAACACCGACGCTCCGGGAGGTCCGCGGCCTGGTGCGCGACAGCGTGCGCGCGTCGCTGCCTGGCGCCGACGCCAACGTGCCGAACAGCGTGCTGCGGGTGCTGTCGGATAACCAGGGCGCGCTCTGTCATCTGACGCTGCAATACATCGATTGGCTGGCGCTGCAGCTGCTGCCGGATACGGCGGAAACCGAATGGCTCGATCGCCACGGCAAGATCTGGCTGGTCAATGCCGACGGCTCGACCGGGCGGAAGCTGGCGACGCTGTCGCACGGGACGGCCAGCTTCACCGGCACCGTCGACGGCACCGTGATCCCGGCGCACACCCAGCTCGAAAGCGGCGTCGACATGCCGCCTGGCTCGGCCTCGCCGTTCGCGTCGATGACGTTCGAAACGCTTGAGGACATCACCACCTCGACGGCGGCGCCGGTGATCGGCGACATCCGCGCGCTCGATCCCGGCAGCATCGGCAACCTGCCGGCTGACAGCATCCTGGCGCTGACACCCGCGATCGCCGGGGTCGCGCAGACCGCCACGGTGGTCATTCTAACCGGCGGCACCGACGACGAGACCGACGATCAATTGCGCGCCCGCATCCTGCATCGGATCCAGCAACCGCCGATGGGCGGCGCACAGCACGATTATGAGCAATGGGCCCTCGCGGTACCTGGCGTCACGCGGGCCTGGGCGGTGGCGAACGAAATAGGCATCGGCACCGCCACCGTCCGTTTTTTGATGGATAACCTGCGCGCCGATGATGACGGCTGGCCGACGCCGGAAGATGTCGATACCATTCGCGACTACATCGACAAGATGCGCCCGGTCGCGGTCAAGGACTGCTACGTCGTCGCGCCGATCAAGCAGTTCATCGATATCACGATCGCCAACCTGGTGCCGGACACCGAGGAGGTCAAAGCCGAGATCGAGAAGAGCCTGCGCGACATGCTGTTCGTCAAGGCGGCGCCAGGCCAGACCATCTTGGCGGCGTGGGTGTCCTACGCGATCATGAACGCGCCGAGCATCGAGTCGTTCAAGCTGGTGACCGACGCCGATTATGTGATGCCGTCGGCGGGCCACATGGCGGTGCTTGGAACAATCTACTACCCATGAGTGACCGCCATATCCGCCGCTCCGGGGATGAATATCGCGACGCCTTTCTGACGCTGCTGCCGCAAGGCCAGGCCTGGCCGAAGCACTCGATCGACAGCGTGCTGTGGCAGGCCAGCGACGGGCTGTGCAAGTTCTGGGGCTATGTCGACGGCCGCGCTGCCGATCTGTTGGAGCGCGAGAGCGACCCGCGCACGACGGTCGAGATTCTCCCGGAGTGGGAGCGTGCGTTCGGCCTTCCCGATCCGTGCTATTCGGCGCCGCAGACCATCGCTGACCGGCAGCGCGAGCTAGTGCTGCGGATGACGCTGCTCGGCGGCCAGTCGCGGCAGTTCTTTATCGATTACGCGGCGCGCATTGGTTACACGATCACGATCAGCGAATTCCGGCCGTTCATGGTCGGGATCGATCGCTGCGGCGACAACCGGGTCTATGGCGACGGCTCCGACCCGATGTTCTCCGACACCTTTGTCCGCGGTTACTTGCCGGTCTGCAATCCGAACGGCGAGCGGATCAAGAATGGCGAGCTGAGTGAATGGCCGAACTACGGCCTAGGGCCGCCGGAGAATCGCTACTACTGGGTTGCGCACGTTCACCAGGCACGGTTTTCCTGGTTTCGCTGCGGCTCTGGTCAGTGCGGCATTGATCCGCATCTGACGATCTACCCGGCGTTTGACCTGGAATGCATCCTCAAACGCATCAAGCCCGCTCACACCGAAGTTCTGTTCGACTATTCCGGCCTCGCGCCAAGCGACCCGATGGCCGGCACGCCATGATCGGAGACCAGGCATGAAGTATGAGCAGCCGTATGGTGTAAGCGATCCGAATGCGCCGTACATCAACGGCGATCCGTCGATCGGCCGCCCCGGCTCGATCCCGCCGGCCGCGGCGATCGAATATCCGCAGCGTGAAATCATCGCGATGATCAACGCCGGCGGCTTCACGCCGAGCGACGCCGATCTGCAGCAGCTGGCACGCGCGATCCAGAGCGGCAAAGTCATCTACGGACTCGATACCGGCGCCGGCAACAACTATTCCGTCACGCTCAATCCGCCGCTGCTCGCCTATAGCGATGGCCTGGCGCTGTGGATCGTTCCGCAACTCAGCAACACCGGCCCGGCGACGCTGAATTGCAATGCGCTCGGCGCCCGCAACATCGTGCGGCGCGGCGGTGATCCGCTGGCAGCCGGCGACATGCCGGGCGGCTACAAGTCGCTGGTCACGTTCAACGCGCTGCACAACAATTTCGAGCTCTACGGCTCAAGCTTCACGGGCGCAGGCGGCACCGGCTTTATTCCGATCCTGACCGCCAACACCAATCTTTACGTCAATGCCGCGACCGGCGACGACACGCTGTACGATGGCACGGCGCCGACAATCAGCGGCCCGCATGGTCCGTTCAAAACGATCATGCGGGCGATCAACGAGACCTTTAAGTACGGCCCGTCCGTTTTCACGATGACGATCAACGTGGCGGCCGGTACGTACAACGAAAAGCGTCATCATCCCGCAGGTCACCGGCCCGACGACGATCATCCAAGGCGCCGGCATGTCGTCGACGATCGTCAACAACACGACGGACTCTTGCTTTGTCGTGAGAGGGCCGAACAACATTATCGTGCAGAATCTGCGCGCCAACGTCGTGAACAACCCGGGCGGCTTCTCGCTGGCACATTGGGCCGCGTATCTCGGCGCAACGATCCGTGTGAAAAACTGCCTGTGCGGCAGCATCAATTCTGCGCTTGGCTGGTCCTTCTTTGCCTACAGCGGGTATGTGTTCTGCGATACCGGCAACCACATCGTCGCGGGTGCGAACTATGGCTCGGTGTTTGCCGCCAACTATAA